GTTCCGATATCTACTGAACAGCTATGCAAATGATTCAGTCTATTTCCGACTTTGCGACTCATTGCGTAAATCATAAGATGAAAATCGTACTTATGACTTCTGCAACCGTGGTGGCCGGGATCGCAGCTCGAAGCGCGTACCGGCAATGGCTAGTCTCTGACTGGTCGGACGAAAAGGCCAAGATTCGCACGATGATTGTCCAAATTTTCGGGTCACGGGTGAATGAAGGCGTTCGCAATCAGTTTCAACAGGACTTTGAATTTCAGGTGAAAGGCAAAATGCAAGGACACTCACATGGTGAGAGCGCAGCAAACCGTACATCCGCCGCTAATTCGATCAAGCGGTGGATCGGGAGCGCGGGCTTCGAGCCGTACTACGTATCGAAGTCGTCCCGGGACGAAGCGTTCGATGGTTTCCATCAGGTCTTTATGGCTAAAGATGTTCTCCATCCACCGTGTGACGATGACATTGGTCCCAACCATATCATTGTCATGATGGACGTCGATTACTACCTCGACATGGATTATTGGGTGTCCTTTGGCCGCCCAATTGTCCTATACACTTTCGTTCCTATCGCCGTAGCAGGAACAACTGCTGACGGACATTACACCATCATCGGCAACAACATCAAATACCGTGCGAATGGTGGGGCGGAGTATTACCATCCATTGTGGGACTATAGCGCTGACCTGATGCTGTTTCGGCATTGGTTCAGCACTTCGGTCTGTACAATTGAGTCCCGCCACGTTGCACCGGATAGGCGCATATTCCTCATTACTCCGGAATATACAGTTCGCTGGCCCTTTTCATGGGTACTAGCGACCACTGGCAAGATCCTTCGTCGCGCAAAATTCGATTACGCGCATGGATATGACACCAAGGGCGAAATGGCGGTTGTCAACCGTCTCGAATTCACACGCCCAGGCAGCGGAGAACTGTTTGTGTCTATGGGTATTGCTGGGCAATTCTCATCTGTTACATTCAGTTCGATCTTACTTGATGGATTGATGGTCCGGTATCATTCGGCTAAACATCCCGATATGATCACGACCAGTCATTTCCTCAAGAATGAGAAAGTCGAGAACTCGACTCAGGTGGCTCCCATATTTTGGGATTGTTTACAAGTGTTGAATACTAGCTACCGTTTCAACAAGGCCTATTTGCCAGCAGGAGGCCAACAACCGAAAGCGATACCAGACAACTATGTCGCTATTGGAGAGGAAGCTGACGGCTTCCTCTTGGAAGACACGGCGCCCAAAATACACGGTAGGAATGTCGCACCGCCCATTGTCGAGCACCCGGATGTGGTTCCGGCTGCTTCATATAACAACGACTGGGCGTGCCTGCAAGGCCGGGTATTTAATGTCTACAACCGCAAAGTAATCAGCGGCCAGTTATTGGATTACATGCAGGAGTTTGCAGAGATGCTTATACCATCGGAAATGGTCGGCACGCTCGAACCTATGTCCCTCAATGATATAGCGGAAAAACAGAGAGATCCCGCTAAGAAGAAGAAATACCAGGAGGGAATAGCCTGGGCGATGCTGGCAGAACAACAGCAGGTGAAGGCATTCTGCAAACGTGAGACATATGCAAAAATAACATCACCACGAAACATCTCACAATTTTCCACTTCCCATACACTAACAATGGGGAGTTTCATTGATGTGTTTACGATGGCTGTATTAGTGCCACAGCCATGGTATGCTGGATGCAAGTCCCCGACTACTGTTGCTGATAGAATATCGGAGATTGCAGCTGGCGAGGACCAGCTGATCGAAACTGATCAATCTCGTTTCGATGGTCACATATCAGTAGCATTTGCGAAGTTCACTCGCGGGCTATTGGCGAGAGCCTTTAAGCCCATGTATCGACAGGTCATCTATGATCTCGTGAACAGTGAGATATTGGCAAGAGGCAAGACTACCGCTGGAATCGACTACCGTCTCATGGGCGGTCGCGGTAGCGGATCGAAAGTCACCACAGCATTCAATACTTGCACTATTGCTGCTGGTGACTATGGATCCAATCGTCGAGATGGATATTGCAAAGAACAGGCATGGGATCGAATGGGGATTTATGCAGGCGATGACTCAATCTCTCGCGCGTCCCCAAACTCAATTCACTCGGTATGGACGGAACTCGGTTTTGAAGTCAAAGCTGTACTCCGTTTAAGGGGTGACCAGGTCGGTTTTCTCGGACGGTACTTTTTGGACCCCTGGGAGACGAACTGGAGTATGCAATCACCAATGCGTACTTGGGGAAAATTACACATCTCCTTCGCCCCTGTCATGTTATCGGATTCACAAGCTCTCGTCAATCGAGCACGCGGCTATTTGGACTTAGACCCAACGACCCCAATCATTTCTGACTGGTGCCATACAGTTTTGAGACTCAATCCAATTCACGCAAACAATGAGCTCACAGCAAACGAACAGCGAGCAGGTGCAGTCGATGTCCCGTGGTGGACTAAAGTTGGACGGACTTATGAGTCGTCAGGTTGGCCATGTGCCCCTGTCGGCCATGAGCTCCCAGTCCAGCGGATCTCCGAACTCACAGGATTCGACCCTGCTACAATCGTTGGTTGGCAAGATACCATCCGTGACGCAACCGACCTTGAACAACTCCGTGCACTCATCCCGAACCCCCCCGTCCCAGTCGACCTCCCGTACCTCTTCGTCACCGGAAATGATCCATTCAAACTCGATCATTCACGACAAAGTCTGGGACAAGCCATCACTGATCCACGTGACTTACCAACCGCACGTGATATCCGGCAACAATTGGATTCCCAATCTGTTGCCCCCAGTGACAGCGTTAGTCGACTCAGTAACAGCGGAATTTCTTCTGGCGCGCGTTCGCGCAGGGGAAATCGGGGTCGCGGTGTTCAAAAGCGAGCTCCACCATCAGGAGCAGGAGGAACAGCGCCTTGCAAGCAAGCAAGGGGGCAAGAAGCCAAAGCCAAAAGGCAAATTGACCAATTGGCCAAAAGGCTTGACGCCTCCCTCAAGTTTGCGGGAGTAGCGACCTCCAGCGGCTTTCAGCCGCACTCCCCTTTCAACAGTCCACCTCCTGTTGATTAGGGGAACTATGTCCTGGTTATGACAGAAAACTAACCCACTGCTGGGCGATTCCCAATTGCTCGGCACGTCCCTTTAGCAAGGACATCCCGGCAGTGTCATGTTATCGGATTCACAAGCTCTCGTCAATCGAGCACGCGGCTATTTGGACTTAGACCCAAC